TCCAATTCTACTCGCAGATTCAAATTCAGAAGAATTTATTTGCGTTTTGGCTTCATAATTTGTCTTGGTGGTTTTCACCCAGTCATTGCCATCATGATACCAATACCCTACCTTCGCATTTCCACCAGGACCATTGGCACGAGTAGTTGTATAATCACCTTTCTTACCAGAAGCTGCGGGTGGTTTTTTTGGTGTTCCTCCCATTACTGTGCCATCTCCTTAGATTTTGATGTTCCGTATCCTTTCACCAATCTTTGACCTCGGATTTTATCGTAGAAGTTCTCATTAGTATCTTCCCATACAGTTTCTTTATCTATAGGGAACATCATACCATTGATATTTCTTACAAAGTCCTCAGTTGGTAACAGAATAGCAGTATCCCATTCCGTAGAGGCAAGATCAAGATATAGACCTTCTACATGTGCTGTTAGGTATTTATGGAAACATCTCTTAGGAATGTCAATTCTACCTTGCATTAGTTTCTTTGTAGCAAGGATTCTCTTCTTTGGAGACATATAATGTAGGTTTGCACCCCAGAATTCACCCTTTCCTAAAGTTTTTATAACATATACTAAGGGTATTTGGTCATAATAAGGAAGATATTTCATCTTTGCCTTATATTCAAACAAATACAGGTGACCTTGTACCACATATTTTCTGAGTTCGTTAGCGTCTTGTTCTTCTACAGCACCAACTTTATCACTTCTTTCATTTAAGATATACTTACTAAAGTTCTTTTTGTATGCACTAGCTTCGTTTTTTACAGCAGCACGGTACCATGCTAGTGATTTTTTTTCTCCTCCAGTTTTAGCAGTTATCCTTTCAAATAATGTTTTATATCCTGAGTCCTGTTTTGTTGCATTGCGTTGGACGGACGCGAATCCTGTTGCCATTGTTTCATACTCCTAAATGATCCTCGGTTAATATTAAGAAGCTCATCTGCCTGTCTTCACAATATTCACGAGCAGCAGACCATTTAGTTTGGTTCTTTGCGTATGTTAATGCAGCATTACGATATGAGGCAGTTCGTTTATTCTTTTCATTCGGTGGTTGTGTTTGTTTTTTGGGTTTTACTTCAATAATATACTTTTCAATCTTACCAGACTTTTCACGAACTTTAATCCAAAAGTCTGGATAATATCTTCTTATCTTACCATCAGGAGCCCTGTATGGTATAATAATTTCTTCACTACCCCACTGTAATATACTAGGGTTATTGTCACAGAACACCATGAACTTACGTTCCCATAGCGACCTATAAACAATGTTAGTCGGGTTGCCACGGTACTTCTGAGGGTTTTTAGGTTTAAAATACCCAGAGTACGCCATAAATATAATTAATCCAACATAGGTATTTAGCGTGTCAGCAGGAATCACATCATTCTTGAGTCAAGTCTCCCGTCTGGGTGGATTCTCGTTTAGTAATAATTTCTTAGTGGAAATTAAACCTTCTGGGGGAGCCAGTGAATCACCAGCAGATATGTTTGCTCCAGAGCTTATGGAAATTTTTTGTGATGAAGCACAGCTACCTAATTCAAATACTGCAACTGGGACACAGAATGGATTAATAACTGGTATTGGTTCTGTAGATTATCCACATACAAGAGTGTTTACAGAGTTTGCTCTTACATTCATGTTAGATGCAGAATTGACTATATTGAAAGCATTGAATCAATGGTATTATGATATTATTGGTCAAGAGAATAATATTACAGAAGACGGAGTTCCTTTATCCTCTAATAGAGTGATGAAAGTTGGTTATAAAGATAACTATGTGTGTGATATTCACATTACAAAGACAGAATCTGGAAAAATCTCCTCTACTGAGAGAAAACCAATTACTTATGTCATGGAGAAAGCATGGCCATACCAAATTGATGCTGTGCCATTACAATTTGGATCTTCTCAAATTACAAGGGTAACTGCACAATTTAAATACGAAAGACATTATACTATAAACAGAGATGTTAGAAATATTTCTGGTATTAGTAAAAAGGAGTCTGAGAAGTATTTTGATTATAAAACTCTTCCTCCTCTTACAGAAGCACAGATATTAGATAACTTAAAGAGGCAAGTGGATGTAGTTGGTAATAGAAATCTTGCACAACGAATGGTTAAAGCTTTTCCTATGGAGGAGTGAGGTCAAAATCGACTTTTCAATTCCATAAAACCCGAAAAATTTACTCGGCAAATTTTCCTCTGAAAAAGTCGCTAAATATAAATATGACCTTGGAGTTAATATAATGGCATTGCCACAAGTTGTTTTACCAACTTATGAGTTGGAAATTCCGTCTAATGGGAAAAAATTAAAATATCGTCCTTTTGTAGTAAAAGAAGAAAAGGTACTTTTAATTGCTTTAGAAACACAGGAAGAAAAAGAGATTGAAAAAGCTGTAAAAGAGCTCTTGAAGGGTTGTATTCAATCAAGAGTTAAATTAGAAGATTTAGCAATGTTTGATTTGGAGTATATTTTCCTTCAAATTCGTGCTGTGTCTGTTGGTGAAATTGTAGAAATGCAAGTAACCTGTAGAGATGATGAAAAAACTCAGGTTAAGTATTTTATGAATCTTACTGAAGTTAAGGTCAATAAACCAAAAGGGCACGATCCTAAAATCATGCTAAATGATGAATTGGGTGTTATTATGAAATATCCTGCTTGGAGTGAGTTTATCAGTGGATCTATTATGGGTCAAACTCCATCTACCGATGGTATAGTTGGAATTATTGCTGATTGTATTGACCAGATTTTTGATGGTGAGGATGTATATGATAGCTCTACTACCACTAAAAAGGAATTTATTGAATTTGTAGAAGGATTGACAAATACACAGTTTGAGAAGATTCAATCATTTTTTGAGTCTACTCCTAGATTAGAACATAAATTTACGGTGAAAAATCCGAATACTGGAGTTGATTCTGAATTTACAATTAATGGTTTAACCAATTTTTTCGGATAGCCCTCTTTCACAACACGCTAGAGGGGTACTATAAAACCAACTTTGCTTTGATGCATCATCATAAATACTCTTTGACTGAGATTGAAAATATGATGCCATGGGAGAGACAAGTTTACACTAGTCTTCTAATGCAACATCTAGATAATGTTAAAAAAGCACAAGAAGCAGCTAAACAAAGATAATGGCACACGGATTTCAATCATATCAAGATAACAGAGGGCAATCAGGGATTGAAAAAGCTCTGGAGAATTATCTTGACAAGAAATTTAAGCAATTAAAAGACCATGTAACAGACGAGGCAAAAAAACTCTTTACAAAGAAGAAATCTGAGGATGTAGTAAAGGATGTAGTAAAACAAGAAACACAAAAAGCACTTACTGGAAGTGACCCTTTACTGTTAAAAGGTGGTAATCAAAAACAGTTAGCAGCTTCACCACTACAAAAAATGATTAGTGGAACTGCATTACAAAAATCATTGCCTGCAGGATCAGCAATAGATGCAGATGTTGTTGGTGGTGGATTAGCTACATCAGGTAGATTTAACGGAAAACCATTAAGACCAGAAGGATTTGTTTCTGATAGAATTGTAGATATTGGTGCGACAAATCTTGGTGTTGAAAGGGATCTTGGTGGCGACGATATGTTCGTCAAACGCATAGAACCTGTTGGTGGTGAAGATAGTGGAGAAATAGTACAGGCAATTAATAGACTGACTGGTGTTACCATGGGTCTAGGTGCTGCTATTCAGGCACAAACACAAGTTCAACAACAGATTGCTCAAGGACAGCAACAGCAAGCAGAGAAATTAGGAAGAAAATCATTAGCAGCTGCAGAAGAAGCTTCTCTGGAACAAGGAGGAGACTTCTCTAGCAACGCTGCTTATATGGCTCTTGCATCTCAAGGCATGAGTATGATGGGTGGTGGATCCAGAGGTGCTGGCGGCGGTATGGGTATGGGTCCTGTTATGGGATTAGGTGGTAAAGTTGCTGCAAGGAGAATGATGGCAAGTATTACCAAGAGAGGTGGTGCTAGAGCTGGAAGAAGAATGGGTATTGCTTTAGGTGGTCAGTTAAGCAGAGGTCTTGGGAAAAAATTAGGAAAGAAAATAGGTGGAAGAGCAATTGGTAAACTTGCTGGTGGAGCACTTGCAAAGAGCTTAGGAAAGAAAATTCCACTGGTAGGACTAGGATTGGGTGCTGTTTTTGCTGCTCAAAGAGCAATGCAAGGTGATTTCCTTGGTGCTGGTTTGGAACTAGCTTCTGGTGTAGCATCTACCGTTCCTGGTGCTGGTACTGCTGCTTCGGTTGGTCTTGATGCTGCTTTGATGGCAAAAGATATGACAGCCATGGCAGATGGTGGTATTACTGATGGACCTGTCAATGCGTTAATTGGTGAACAAGGTAGAGAAGGTGTTTTCCCACTAGAAGGTGCTCGTGGTAAGAAAACCTTTATTCAATTTGGTGAAGGTATACTTGACGCACAGAGAAGAAATAAAAGTCAGTTTGCTAAACTACAAGCAGAAGGATTTAAAGAATACTATGATAAACAAGGTGGATGGAGTAAATTAGTTGACTTTTTTAAAAAGTTACTCCCATGGGTAGACAATCCAGACTTCAATCTCATGGATCCAAGAACATGGTGGCCAGATAGGAATAATGAAACAGATGATGATGGCGGCGGAGGCGGTGACGATAGACCTAATGGCAATGTTCGTGCTATAAGACATCATAGAGCTAATGATGCTCAAGAATTAACAGGTGATACTTTCATGCCTGTTGCTACTCCTAAAACAGAAGCTGGAGAGCGTTCTAAGAACCAACACTTTAATGCTCCTAGAGATGGAGGAGACAGAAGACATGATGGTATTGATATTACTGATGCATACTCTGGTACTGATGATCCAAATGATCCATATGCAGGTGGACCAGTAGTTGCTTATAAGAGTGGTAAAGTTCAAGGTGTTAAACCTCCAACATCT